TCATATGTTTCTTGACCGCTCAACCATTCGTTTCTTGGTAATTCTTGACAAAATTCAAAAAGTTCTTTACCTAAATCTGCTTCAAGTTTTTTAACAGGCAAAGATATTGATTTATAAGATACCAAACCATGATTTAAATACTTCTTTAAGCATTCAATCATATAACAATCAAACCTAGCCCACTCTAAATCGTACCAATCAGTAAATAAATAATGCCCAAAGAATTCGTATGGTGTATTATTAGCATTAAAGAAAGTAGATAGCTCCAATTCAAATTTCCTAGCATCGTGTGAATCTCCATTACCTTTTAAAACGTAATTAGTTGATATAATAATTTTCGGCGAATCTTCAACAGGTAGCTTAATAGTGTCTTTTCCTTTGTATGTAATATCAATACCCTCTGTAATTACACTAAACAAATTCTCAAATTGAAAGTTCTTTTTAACGTCATCAAATACCAATATTTGACAATCTGTTTTTACTGATTGATAAGGAAAGTCACCACCAAATTTAAACTGTTTACCATCGATTGACTGCAATTTCTTCATGTGTTTAAGACTATTCCAAAATACACCCTTACCGCTTCGACCATTTGGAGAGTCACTTATCATTTCGTCGTTAAGAATAATTGCTTTATTGTTACCTGATGTTTTGTAAGAATGTATTAAATAACCTATTGCACTCTGAAACGAATTATATCTATCTACTGCAGAATCGTATTTAATCTTCTCATCTTCGTTTGCACTTGGGGATAAATCAAAACCTCCTGATATTTTCCATACAAACTCTCTAAACTCTGAATGATGGTGATCTGAATCTACATACTTTCTTTTAATAACCTGGTTTTCCCAAATATTAAGATTAAAATCAGAATAGTTTTTAAGTTCGGACTTATTTTTAGTAACTTCTAGAACACCATTTTCGTAAAATAAGTATGCAGTGTCTTTTGTATCTTTTAAAACTTTAATTTCTTTACTATCAATCATGCTTAAATAATCCCTTTTAAAGAACTTTATATTTGAAGTCATAAGATTATATACATCCTCACTCAAGCCTTGCTCTAAGATATGTTTAAGTACAAAATCTTTAAGATCTATTTCATCTACTATCTCTAAGAATATACCATTCTTTTTAATAATATTAAATGTGCTATTTGGATTAGGTTTGTTTTTACTGAAATTATTCATTTCTAAGAATCTCTTAAATTTATAATTATTCAAGGATACTTTTCCGTCTTGGTTTACTGACCAAAATTTCTCTTCTGG